CAAGCTGTCGAGTCGCTCGGAGCAGATGTGCGCCTGACTGATGCCGTCGTGTTGCTGCAAGCTGCGCGTGACAGCGTGGCGGACTACATAGACGCCGTAGAGATGCGTCGCTATGTGTCGGCCGTGCCAACGCTCGGTATAGACGCTCGTCCAACTGAACCGCGATGACCCCTACTGACGTGAAGACGCTGATTGAGAAATGGCGAGCGTTCGCTGCCGTCTTGGATGCCTGCGATCCGGCGTCGTGGCTTGCTGTCCGTGACTCCACCAGATTGAAGATATGCGCTGACGAACTCGACGCCATTCTCCAAGGAGCGAGACACCCAAATGTCGTGCTGTGCTCATGCCCAGTCGTCACTGGGGGCCAGATCGCGCGGAGCCTGAGCTGTCCGATCCACGGAGCCGGACGCCTACAAGAACAGTGGGAGATGCCGAACCCACGGCAGCCGCTGACAGATGAGTAACCCACGGGACGCGATCGCCGATGCCGTGTAAAGCCACCATTGGCGATCATCTGATTGAGAAAGGCCGCTCCAGCACGCGTAAGCGAGCGCATCGTTATCTGGCTGGGCTGTGTATTGATTGTCCTCGTCAGCGCCGTACAGACCCAGACTCGAAGATGTGCACAGAGTGCCTGGCCAAAGCGTCGCTCAGGCAGAAAGCGCAGCAAGCGCGTTACGATCAACGGCGTGACGCAGGGCTATGCCGACGATGCCAGCGCCAGCGCGAGGCGGAGTCAGCTTATTGCGGGATCTGTCAAGCGAAAGCTAGGCAGAGTAACTGGCAAAGCGCTCACCGCCGAGGCGTACGAGGCCGTGGGCGTGTCGTGCGTCATGTGGATACTACGGTGTGGAACTTTGCGACGGATGGGCTGATTACCGAACACTTTACCCTAGCCCGCAGAATGGCATGGTGGGCGTATCGTCGCTTCCCAGTCCTCGATTCGGTGGACATCAATGATGTCGAGAGCGATGCGATGTTAGGCCTGGTGATGGCTGGGCGTCGATACGATCCAGATCGCGGCGAATTTAAGAAGTTCGCGCTGACGGAGATCCGCAGCGCGATTTATCTCGGCTATCGGAAGGCCATGCACCGAGGTATGAAGGAGCCGCCCGTGTTTGTTCCGTTGGCAGATTGGGGTGAGGAGGCGTGAATCTACCATTCTGGTGGCTAGCGAAGTTGAAACGGCCGATTATCCTCGGCCCATGGACGTCAGAGATGGGCTTCGAGGTGCTGTACTGGGTGCCGTTTATCCAGCAACTACGGCACAAGCACAACATCCCTCGAGAGCGTCTTATTGCGGTCACGCGAGGCGGGGCCGGTATCTGGTATGACGTGGCGCATACTGTAGAGCTCTACGACTATGCCCCACCCAGCGATCTCCGGCTGTCCGCATTAGCGGCCCAGCGAGACAAGGCCTCAATCAAGCAGCTTGGCTTAACCAGCTGGGAGAAGAAGGTTCTAGCCCTCGTGGCTGAGCGTATCGGGCTTAGGCGCTATCATGTGCTTCACCCCTCAGCAATGTACCGAGCCCTTGATCCGTGGTGGGGTCCGCAAACCATGGGTATGGGCAAGGCGATGGAACATCTCCGCATCACCGACATGCCGACGCCGCTCGTTCCAGTCGGTCTCGCACTGCCTGAGCAGTTCGTATGTGTTCGGTGGTATCAGCGCGCCACCTGGCCGCTCAATGAAGGCTTGTTAGAATGGACACAGGCCATGGTGCGCTCGATTGCCCAGACCGTGCCAGTGGTGATTCTCCGGTCCAGCCAGTACGCGGACGACCACATTGACTTTCCCGCACCGACCGGCGAGAACATTACCGTGGTGCAGGCTGAGCCATGGAGAGAAAACCTCGCGGTACAGTCCGCCATCATCAAGAAAGCCGTCGCGTATGTCGGCACCTGGGGTGGTATGGCGCAGCTTGCGGTCAGGTTGGGCAAGCCTACGGCAGCCTTCTTCGACCGGTGGCATAGCTGTTCCTATGCACACCGAGTCTTAACCGAATGGCTGGCCATGCAGCAAGGCGTACCGTGTTTCGTCGGCCGGCCGCATGATATTGAATTCGCGCGGTTTGTCCTGCCAAAAGAGATTGCGCTGCCAGAGCCGCCAAGGGGGAGTTCATCATGAGTCGAGCCGGGTTTGAGGTGGAGAGATACCAAGAAAGGCTGACCGTTGACGGAGATGGCGATTGGGACTATTCCTGCCCGAAGTGTTACGAGCCGTTCCATCCAGCCATCGTAGGCCGTGGTAGACCGTGCCCTTTACGCGCGCCTAAGCTGACCTTTCAGTCTGACGGATTAAGGGAGTGGTTCTCCGTCACATGCGGGAGTTGTGGATTCTACGACCACAATCCGCAGCCTGAGCCGGTTTATAAGAACCGCGCATGACTGGCCTCCGCTGCCCGCGCTGCAAGGATACAGGGACAGACGTCCTCGATAGTCGTCCTGTCCGCTGGTGGCGGAGGCGAAGGCATCGGTGCGCCGGTTGCGGATACAAGTTCTCGACCGCCGAACTCGTGATCACGAAACGGCTGCGCCTCGCCTTGTTCAAGTCGCAGCCGCCGGCCTCGACCTAAAGGAACGATGAGCGCCAAATCAAGGGCGAGGCGGTGGGTACAGCTGCCCATCAGCCAGTCTGATTACGTGGTAGCCATGTTAGAGGCCGAGGACGGCCCGTATGATGGCGAATTAGTGGTGACATGCGCCAGCGGCCGGAGGTTCGGCATACGACGCGTAGCGCGCTATAAGCGCAAGTACAAAGTGCGCGAGCTGGCTCAATCCGCCTAAACACCACCATTAGTAGTAGTGTTTTCTGTTTCTGCTCACCAATCTGGTATGGTCAGGTATCTCTACGCATGCCTGACTCCAAAGTCATAGCCTTTCAAGCCGCACTTGCCAATGGTCGGTGCTTCACACTGGACCATGAAGGCGAGGCCAGAATTACGCTCCAAGTCCCTGCCGAGTTCGCGCAGGTGCTCGCTGAGGCCATGCCGCAGCTCAGAGACAAGACATTCGCTGTCGGTATTTCGCTCTTGCCGGAGCTGGATTGAGCATGCGTCACGCGCCGAAGGGGCCGATTAAGGCCCACCACCCTATCGAAGCCGACTACCCAGTGGAAGAGCGGCCGCGTTGCACAGCGACGAATCGACAGGGAAATCGATGCGGGAAGCCACCGATTCGTGGGGGTTATGTGTGCCGAATGCACGGAGGCGGAGCGCCGCAAGTGATTGCCAAAGCGCAGGAACGCCTACGAGCATTGGAGCCGAAGGCCATTACGACACTGGATAAACTGCTCGACCGGGACGAGTTTCCCACTGTGCAATTTCAGGCGGCAAAGGCGGTGATTGATTACACGGAAGGCAAGGCTGCCGAGCGCGTAGAACAGCACATTGACGGGGACATCACGCTTCGGTGGCAGTCGTAGAGATCCCGTATGCCCCACGTCCTCTCCAGCGGGTCATCCACGATGCGATGGACCGCTACCGCCGGGGCGTGGTGGTGTGCCATCGACGGTTTGGCAAGACGGTCGCTGCAGTGAATCAGTTGCAGAAATGCGCCGTGAGCTTGGGCCGCAAGACGCCACCGCCTCGATTTGCGTATATCGCACCGACGTTTACGCAGGGGAAGTCGATCGCGTGGGACTACATGAAGTACTACGCGCGGCCGATTCCAGGCGTCCGAGTCAACGAGTCTGAGTTGCGGGTGGACTACCCGAATCGTGCCCAGGTGCGTCTTTATGGAGCGGACAATCCGGACCGGTTGCGCGGGCTGTACTTTGATGGCGTGGTGTTGGATGAGTATGGCCTCATGCGCCCAGAGACGCTGCCTGAAATTATTGGTCCGACTCTGATGGACTATCGAGGATGGGCGCTCATTCTCGGCACTCCAACAGGCAAGAACCAGTTTTGGCGCGAATACGAAACAGCACGCAAGGATGGGGCATGGTTCGCGGCGTCATATCCAGCCAGCCAGACTGGTATTTTGTCTGAGGACGAACTGGCGGATGAGCGGAAGCACATGACCGAAGATCAGTACGCGCAGGAATACGAATGCTCGTTTGAGGCGAGCGTGAGAGGCGCTGTCTTCGCGAAGGAAATGCTGCGCGTGCGGCAGGAAAACCGTATCACGGCTGTTCCGTATGACCCGACACTGCCAGTCGATACGAATTGGGACCTCGGCTATCGAGACGCCACGGCGATCTGGTTCTCGCAGTCGTCCTATGGCGGGGTCGTTCGGCTAATAGACTACTACCAGAACACAGGCGAGGGCATCGACCATTACCTGCAGTTCGTGCAGGGCAAGCCATATACGTACGGGGAGCACTGGTTCCCGCACGACGTCGAGCAGCATGAACTGGGCACAGGTCGCCGGCTGATCGATCTCGTGCGAACGAAGCTGCGCAATGTGAATGTCGCGACACGGCTGGAGTTCTCGGACTCGTTGCATGCCCTGCGAATGCTTCTACCACGGTGCTATTTCGATGAGACGCGGTGTGAGCGCGGGCTTGACGCGTTGACCAGTTACCGGTGGCACTACAACACAGAATTGAAAGAGTTTACGAACAAGCCAGAGCATGACTGGGCGAGCCACGGGGCTGATGCGCTGCGCACGCTGGCGGTTCGGTATGACCCAGCCATTCGGAAGGCTGAACGAGAGTTGAAGCGCGACAGTGGCGAGATAGATCATGCGCGGATGCTGCGCAACGAGTACGGCTATCGATCGCCTCGACAGGCTGGATTCAGGCGGGCTGGATATTGACGCATGGGCCAAGGGTTGACCGCCGCGCAGGAGATTGTCTTCGGGCTCGTCATGCTGATTATCGGCCTAGTCGCAGAGTGCGCGATTGATGTCTGGCGGGAGCGAAAACGCGATGGTCGTCGCTCCGATTAGTTCCGCCGATCGCCGCCCAGAGCCGCAGATCCATCCATCGATTGAGGTGCGTAAAGTCAGCGTGCGCGAGTTCTGCGACCATCTGGGCATTGAGGATGAGAAGCGGTTCGTTGGCCTGCAGCACATGAAGCCAACATCATCTGGCTCTTACTCGAGAAAGGCGACTGAGATGCAGACCACTGGCACGGCACCACAGATTCACAGCAACACGAACTACGGCGGCAAAAAGGGCTCTGTCAAGACACCGAAGAGTGACGTGAAAAAGAAGCGTTGACGCCAGAATGGGGTGCATCGGATGTGCTGTCCCGGGTGATTGGACGCCATGCATAGAGTGCATGGACGAGGAAGAACTGAAACGTTACCGGCGCGCTATATCCAAAGAGCGGCGGAAAGAAGAAGTGGTGACCATGCTGAATGTGATGTTTTGGCTCGCTGTGGCCCTGGGCGGCGCACTTATCGGCGCGTTCTTGAGCGCGATCAGGGCCGACGCGTTGGCCGTGCCACTTGGGTTGGCGTGGGGCGTTGGAGCGATGTCGTGGTGGCTAAGGCGGATGTGACGATGGAGCCGGACACGAAAAAGTCTGGCGGGAAGAAAGGCGGCTGTTACTGATGGCGAAACCTAAGCTCGGCAGCGGCGGGCGGTTCAAGGCGCTTGAGAGCAAGTTGGCCAGCGAGCCTGGCATAAGAAACCCGGCGGCAGTCGCAGCGAGCATTGGCCGGAAGAAGTACGGCGAGGCGTCGATGGCGAAATGGTCGGCGCAGGGTCGGAAACAGGGCAAGTAAATGCCGTTCAAGAGCAAGGCGCAGGTCAAGGCCTGTTTCGCCAAGAACGACCCGAACTGGGACTGTCACAAGTGGGCGGCCGAGACGCCGTCGATGGCTAAACTGCCGGCCCAGAAGGCCACGCACAAGGCACCAACCATCAGCAGCCGAAAGAAGCATTGACATGCAGCCTGGCGCGATCTTCGCGGTGGCATTGCTCGTGTTTGCTGCGGTGATTCACTGGAAGATCCGGGGGTGGATGTGAAGCGTAGCCTTGTTGTCCGCATGAATGCAATGCTGAGGCAACTGGAATATGCGGACGATGGTCGCTGCCTTGAATGTGGGCTCATGGCAATGAGACACCGGAAGGACTGCGAATTGGGCGCGTTGATACGCGACATGGAAGATGCGGAGTTGGCTGTAGAAGTGATGAAGGCGCGAGCAGCCGACTGTAAGACGGTGCATTTCAATAACCGGGATGACATCACCGAGATACGCATACCTCATGGCACAACAAAAGCGTAGTCCCTGGGACGTCGCGCTCACGCCAGACGCCAAAGAGAGGCTTGCAAACTGGCTGGTCTATGAACTCGACAAGGCGGTGTCCTGTCACACGGCCAGCGAGGCTGAAACGGCATACTGGCACACGCTGTACGAGCAGGGCCGTACGCGTGGCGCCCAAAACTCTCCGTGGGCTGATGCGGCAGACCTGACCAGTGCGATTGCCACCGAGAAGGTAGACGCGCTGCGCTCGCGCATCGTCAAAACCATCTTCGTTGATCCGATCTGGACCGTCGAGGGCTGGGGCGATGCCGGGCCCAAAGCGCCATTTGTCGAGTCGTTCCACCAGTGGCAGGCAGAGAGCGAAGGCTTTCAGGCGGCATGCTCAAGAGCAGTACATCTGTCCTTGATCGAGCCACGTGGCGTGCTGGAGGTGTACGAGGATACGACCCGCCGGCCAGTCAGAAAGACCATCAAGGCGGCCATCCAGCAGGCGCCAGACGGCACAGCCTTGATCGGTCCGGACATGCAGCCGGTCTTGCAGCAGGGCCCGGACGGCTCGTATGTAGAAGTCACGGACGATCCGAATGTCCCGCCAGAGATGCAGCCTGCCTCAGCCGAGATGGTGATTGACGACTACGAGCCTGTCGCCAACGGACCCCGGCACCGCACCATCCCCTATCGCGATTTCTATGTCTTGCCTGGCCACGCCCGCGAGAAAGACGAAATCTGGGGCTATGCCAAGCGGTTCTGGAAGCGCGTCGATCAGCTCAAAGAGCGTGCAAAAGAGGGCGTTTACGACAAGGACGCCATTGAGAAGCTAGGCACGGCTGACGAGCGGCAAAGCGCCATCAACAATTCAGGCGGAACGACACTGGCTGGCGAGGCGCTGAGCATTCCCAGCCAGGAAGACGGCCTCGCGGAGAAGGAACTGCACGAAGTGCTCTTTCTGTACGAGCTCGACAAGACCGGGTACCGCTGGTATATCGCGACCCTGCACCGCGAGACGTCGACGCTGCTCCGTTTGCAGTATGACGACATCGGGCGACCCCGCTATTTCTCGTTTGTGCCGTTTCCTCGGCCAGATTTGACGGAAGGCTACTCGTTTATCGGCCACAAGCTGATTACGACCATCGAAGAGAACACGGCGTGGCGGAACATGCTGGCCGATCGAGCAGCCCTACAGCTACAGGCGCCCATCATGCGCCGGCAAAACGCCCTCTGGGACCCGGACGACGAGCCGATTGGTCCGAAACAGGTCATCACTGTCCGAGACATGCAGGAAGTCCAGGCCCTGCAGCTGCCCGATTACACGGCACCGGCGAGGGAGCGCATCATTGATACCGAGCGGCAGGCGGAAAAGCTCGGCGGGATGACGGATATTGCCTCTGGCAATAGTCCGAACGAAGACCGCACGCTCGGCGAAACACGCATCGTGACCGCCTACAGCGAGGTCCGGATCGAGGAAGTGATTCGCAACCTGCAAGAGACGATCGAGGACATCGCGCAGGTTAGGCACCTGATGTGGAAGCGTGCGTTAGCGAGTATGCCTGATGGGGTCGAAGCTCCGACGCATGTGTTGCAAGGGTTAGAGACACGCGGCATGGATGTGACGTCATTCCTGCCGAACAAACGCTTTGCAGCGTCCGTGCTCGAGGGGGCCTATCGGTTCAAGCCGCGCGGCAGTGTCGAAGCGACTGATAAGCATCAGCAGCGGTCAGACTTTGCCGAATCACTGAAAGCATTAGCTGGCATGGCAGCGGCGTGTCCGATGATTGGGATGTTGCTCCAGCAGCCCGCGACGGCCAAGGCGCTCCTCGAAACGTGGGTGAATCTGTATAATGTGGCTGATAAGCAGGCGTTTTTGGGGCCTGATACGCTCGGCATGGTCATGCAGCAGGCGCAAATGCTCGGCGGGATGGGCGGGCTCATGGGGCCGGCTGGGCTAGGCGGACAGCCGATGTTACCGCCTGGTAATCCACCGAGTGGGCCGGTGAATCCAGGTCGCCAGTTGCCACAAGAGCGTACGGGCGTGCAGTGATATGAGTGACACGATTGATGCCCTTGAATACCGTCGCCTTCCAGTCCCATCAGCTATGAGCGTGACGTCCTTTAGGTGGGCGCTTTCGCTTCTGCATGAGACGCCGCGGCGCCTTGTCGTGCATCCTGACGAGGAACGCTGGGCGAGATTGGCCGTTGAGGCGACACCCGATTGCGATGTGGAACTTGCCTTTGATGCCAGCTTGCCGGAGATGCGCTGGCGCGTCGAGGGGGCCACGCGCGCAGTGGTGAGCGAATGAGCGACACAATTGATGCCCTTGAATCGTTGGTGAGCTCCGAAGGCTGGCGTCTGTTAGCTGACACCGCGCGCAAGGAATGGACCGAACGCGAACGCGCAGGGCGGAAAAACGCCCTGAATGATACCGATGACAAGCGAGCCTTAGACAAACTCAGACAGATTACGGCAGCGCAGGAGGCTGTTGAATGGGTGCTAGCGTTACCGAACGAGGAAATTGCCAGGCTGAAGCGACTGAGTTCGACGGAGGAATCATGGCTCCAGCCGTCGATGAGCCGGCGAGGACGTTTGTAGGCTTGACCATCACGCAAGACCGCGTGTTGATTCGGGCCGACCGGGAAGACAAGGCCCCTAAGCAGACCGCGAGCGGGATCTACCTCGCGCAGAGCCTCGCCGCAGCAGTCGACGGCTCAGACCTAGGCGAATCGTGGTTTGTGGGCACTATTGTGCGGCTTGGACCGCTGGTCCGGCGGTTTGACGTGCGAGAGACGGTACATGATTGGCTGCTGGAGTTAGAGCAGCATGGCCACGACATCTCGCCTGTGGAGTTGAAAGTCTTGCGTATGCGGATTCGCGCGCTGCCCAAAGAGCATGTCGACCCGCTGAACGTCGGGGATCGCGTGGTGTTCTCGTGGGCCAGCGGGCAGCAGATTGCAATTGATGACGACAAGTACGTGGTGCTGCGGGCGGACGACATCCTAGGCATTCTGAGCGATGACGAATGATGGACGAAGTCGTGACCATCCGCGACCTTGCCAGCATGATTGTGAGTGAAACGAGAACTGCTACCAAGGCTGGCGCCTGCGCAACCTGTCACTGGCTCGCTGCCTACATGCCCAACAACCCGTCCCATGGTGGGGAATGCGTGCGCCACGCACCGTCCGTGGTTGTCGTGCATGACACCGCGGTCACGATTCGCCCGACCGTACGCGCGACGGATCGCTGCGGTGAGTGGACTGAGATGCACAAGGAGAACTGAATGGCAGAGATTAGCCCAGACGCGCTCTCACTGGAAGACGCGACCATTGAAAGCCCGCCGATCCAGCAGCCTGAAGCCGTTCAAGAACCAGATGAAGCCGAACCCGAAGGTGCTGTAGACGTCCAAGGCCGCCGCATGGTGGATGTCTCGGTGCTGGCCGCTGAACGTCGGCGCGTCCGGGAAGCCACTGAGAAGGTCATCCGTGAAGCACTCGCGAAAGAGCACGAGCCGATCAAGCAAAAGGCCGATGAAGCGGAACGGCTTCGCCAGGCGCTTGCTGAGACACAGCCTTACATCGAGCATCTGCGCCGACATCCGGAACTCTTGCAGCCGCCGAAGCCGACGCCGCTTGAGGAGCAGATTTCCGATGACGAGGCGATCGCCGAAGCGCGCGATCTCGAGCTCTACAACCAGCAGACGGGCCAGCCGGATATCGCGCGCGCCAAACGTATTATTGCCAGGCGTCGAACCGATGCGCAGACCGCCGCGCAACAGGCCGCACAGGCTGCGGTAGGCCCGATCACCAGCCAGACGGCGCAGCAGACCTCACGACAGAACTTCGTGACCATGGCGACCAGGAGAGACACCTCGAATCAACCGCTTGTCGATCCAAAAACGCTCGCGGAAATGTGGGCGCAGTTGCCACCGGAGCTGACGCAGCACGCCGAGGTGGGCGAATTGATACTTGATGCCGCGATTGGCAAGAGCCTCCGTACTAAAGGCCGTGTCGCAGCACCGGAACGGCCTCCTGTTGTCTCTGAGCCGGCCGGCGGACGTAGCGGGCCGAGTTATCAGATGGATCAGATGGCAAAGAACATAGCGCAGCACGCCGGGATCAGCCAGAAGGCGTTCACGGACGCCGCGAAGACGTATGTGCCTGGCGGCGTAAACATTTTGGGTGACTAATGGCAAAAACCACACCTACCATCAGCGTGATCGAACGTCGGCTCCAGAGCCCAAACGTCTTCCGAGCCTCCTCTCAGCCTATTGCGCTTGCCGAGCCGAAGAAATGGACGGTGCGCTGGGAGAACTCGGACATCTCGCCGGAGCATCTGTCCGACATGATCCATATTAAGGGCTGGGTCTATGCGGAACCCGCGGATCTCGCCTGTCCAATCGAGGAAATCGGTGCGACTGTCCGTGATGGGCGCGTGGTACGTGGCGAGCGGGGCCGGGAAGTGCTCATGAAGATGGCACTCCGCGACTACAGCCGCGTGCAGAAGAAGAAGCAGGAAGAGACAATCCGCCAGACATTTGGCAAGAAGCAGATCAAGGACGCGATCGTGGCTGGGGCGGCTGCAGAGCACGGGGAACAGGCGGCCGAGTTCCTTCAGCAGAACGTGAACATGGTCTCAGTGCAGGATTCGCGCGGGCCGGAGGAGTAGCGTCTGACCACTACTAATGGTAGTGATTAGGACCTTGCGGTGAGTATCTCGTAGAGTAGAGCAGTAGACCTTTCAGTCCGCGCCCTGACGTGGCGCGGCGTGGTACGGCGCACGGCAAGACCGGCCGGCACCATCATGGACTGGTAGCCAGTCTCCACTACCAGCGCGACTCGGCACGCGATATTGGCCGGCGGCCTTCTAAGGCCGCGCAGGGACAGCAGCTCGGGAACGGTTCGGGTCAGCCGCTGCCTCCGCGCTCCTAAATCTCCGAACCACACAACCAACACAGGCTCTGTCTGTAACTGACAGGGCGGGAGTGTGGCTTCATGGCCGATTGGACAGCGAGTTCCGGAAGCAAAATCCGGCCTTATCGCTCGCTCGCCAGCCCGTTTATCCGCGAATACGAGGAATCCACCTGCGCGGCGACGGCGGTGATTGTGCGTGGCGATGTCGTGACCAGCGACACGGTGGTCACGTCCGGAGGGCTGCGCTTGGTGCGCGCGCCTTCGAGTGGGGGCACGACCTCAGCAGGAGATCCCATTTCGCAGTTAGTGCAAGTGGGTATCAAGTCTCTGATGGGCGTAGCCCTGCAGAACAGCACCTCAGACGGTTCCACTACAGGCCTGAACTCCACGGGTATCGGGCGTTCGCGCCTGCGCTACCTGTCGGTATGTCTGGCTACGCCAGGACAGGAGTTCCTTGGCTATGTCAAGGGTGCAGACGTCGCGAGTCAGCAGCTGGTTGGACTGAATCGTCCACTGATTTTCGACAGCACGCTGCATACGTTCTTTGTGGCCTCGACGAACTCCACCGCGGCGCTCGCGGCGGTGCAGATTACGGAAGTCCCGGATTACGCCGTCGGCGATAGCGGGGCGTTCCCGGTGGTCTTCCGGTTCTTGTCCACCAACGTCTCGCCGGCTGCCGGCGGCATCACTCAGTAAGGGAGCTGCATAAATGGCACAGACACGCGGCACCTTTGCTGAACTGCATGACAATCTGGACCGAGCGATTTATACGCTGCTCGGGAAGGAATACAAAGAACTTCAGCCGATCTGGCGGAAGTACTACGACATCAAGACGTCGAAGAAACGCTCAGAGCTCGTCATGGGCGTGGTCGGCATGGGGGATATCCCGGAGAAAAACGAAGGCGCGCCCTATGTGTCGGATATCATCCAGGCTGGGTATAGCAGGGAATTCCTGCATACTGAGTTTGGCCTTATGTTCGAAGTAACGCAGACCGCGCTCGAAGATGACCGCTACGACGTGCTCTCGGAGTACGCCAAATGGCTCATGTTCTCTGCGCGGGTGGTTGAGGAGAAGCGCGCGGCGATCCTCTTCAACAACGGGTTCGGCGGCGAGCAGTCGCCTGATGGCGTGTCGATCTTCAACTCGGCACATGTCCTGAAGGGTGGAGGCACGGCGCGAAACCTTCTCTCCACCGCGTCTGACTTGTCGTGGACCTCGCTCCAGCAGGCCCTGACCGACTGGCAGCGGGAAACCAAGTTCGAAGCCGGCCAGTTCATGCAGCCGGCAGAGGACTTGTGGCTCATCGTCCCGCCGGAACTGGAGTTCACGGCGCATCGCATCGTTGCGTCAACCGGCCTTCCGGGTAGCGCGGACAACGATGTGAACGCGATCAAGGCTCTCCGCAACATCACCGTCGTCAAGAACGTGTATCTGACGGATACCGATGCGTGGTTCTTGCTCGCCAAGAACAAGTCGCATGGATTCTGCAGTTACACGCGCGTGCCGATGTCGATGGAACCGGCGATGACCGACCCGAGGACCCGCAACCGGCTGTATCCGGTGAGGTTTAGGCGGAGCTGGGGATGTCGTTGGTGGCAGGGTAGTTTTGGTACGCCCGGCGCGTAGTCTGGTAAACGCCTCGCAACTTGTCGTCGGGCTGGCTGCGCGAGGCCGGCTGGTGGTCCTGGCCACTGGCCCGACGACACTTCCCAGGAGTGCATAAATGGGTCGTACAGCATTCTCAGGCCCAGCATTCGGTGCGAAAAGCCTGTTGTGGTCGGTCTCGGCTGACAACGTTGTTATTTCGACCGCTATACAGACGGTGGCGTCTATTGTGGTGCCTGCCGGTGAGGACTGGTATGTCACAGAGATGCATGTCCACCGCGGATCCACGGGTTCTACCTCATTTGTGGCCACGCTCGTGGATGACACGACGAACGTGGCGACTGTCGCGATTGCCTCTAGCGCCGCAGATGTAGCCGGCAGCACACGCCCTACGCCTGACGGCGGAGAATTCGCCGGCGTACAAGTGTTGTCTGGCTCGTCTGTGTCATTTCGGATCACGAACGGCAACTCGTCGGTTGTGGGCTCGAGCAAGGTCTATGCGTGGGTCTACGGGTTCCCACGCTGGCTGCAGACTGATACGCGTGCGTTCTAGCCGTGAGTCTTAGGGCTGTAACGACCTATGTCCAGCCAGGGATGACCGCGCTGGACATAGGGGCGAATGGTGGCTCGTACGCACGCGAGATGCTGCGCTGCGTGGGGCCAACTGGGCGTGTATACGCCATCGAACCGGACCCGCGGGCCAAGCCGGTCGAGGGCGTGCACTGGCTCCAACTGGCCTGTGCGGATCAGGACGGCACGACCACATTGATGATTGCTCAGGAGCCCATGCAGAACTCTCTTTGGGCTCCTAACGTGCCCGTGCTGCTCGAGCGTGTGGATGTCCGCGTGGCCAGGCTCGACACGCTCCAGGCACAGGGCCTGTTACCAGACCATATCGACGTAGTGAAGATCGACGCGCAAGGCGCCGAAGTACGCATCTTGGAACACGCCACGCGCCTGTTAGCGGGGAACACGGTGTGGATCGTGGAAGTGTGGCATGACGGCCTCCAGACGAGCGGGCGATCCGCCGCTGTCTTATTCCAGCATTTCGAGGCGGCGGGCTATGCGGGATGGATTGCGGAGAGCGATATAGGGCAACCACCGCGACCGTGGCCTGAATTGCAGCGGTGTGCCGACGGGCATCGCGGCACCGAGGAACATCTCAGTCACAAAAGCTTCGACCTCGTGGCGCGGCGCGTAGCTGGAGTCTAAAACATGAGCTTTTTTGGTACAGGCAATCGAACGGTCAATTCCACGACGCTCGGTCTCACGAGCAATCCAACGACGGCCACGCTCCTCGCCGAAATAGACTGCAACTCGACAATGGCCACGGTCCGGAGAGGCGGAGAGCCGTGGCAGGTGTCATGGATTGTGGGATCGACTGGAGCGCAAGTGACATTCCAGCTTGAACAATGCCTGTCAACCGGCCTTGACATGTCCACGGCCGGCCGTGACCAGACGGTCGTCATGGTGAGTTCTGGCCAGAGCGCCGAATTTGTCACGAAGCATAACGTGGAATCTGGCGATCGCTTTAGGGTGAGAGTGAACTCGTCGTTCACTGGTGCTGCAGCGGCGAAGATCATTGCAGAGCCGCTGGCATAACCATTAAAAGAGGTGGCCCTGTAATGATCGAACTGTTCTCGTCGGCTGGATCGTCCGGACCGAGCGCCGCAATAGCTCTTCGGGAGCGCGCTCAAACGCACACGGTATTAGCAACTTCATCTACTAACGCTGCTGGATCGATCACGGTGAAGATCCAGGTCGCCGATTCCACGCAAGGCACATTTCTAGACGTGCTCAATATGCCATCCGTGGGCGGCGGCGCTGGCGAAGCCAGGACTGTTCCGGCTGGCGTCTATGTCGCTATGCGTGCGTATCTGGTTGATTCGCCCAGCCCTGGAACAGTCACCGTCAAACTGTATTCTGATTGACGATGCCTGTTGCCGGCGAGTTTCACAGCCATCTATGGCGGGCTCGCGCGAATGGTCCCGCTCCGCCAAGCGAACAATATCAGGGGGCCATGTATCCGCCTTGGCAGAGATCAGTCCTGTATGTCTCGTTTTTCGGCGTGCCGTGGGATTACGCGAAGCATCTCTGGGATGTCCTGTGCTGGTATTGGCGTCTGTGGCAGTGTCTGCGGCTCTCCTCGATGAATGCTGAGCAGTTAGCGGTCCTCGTGCGCGTGAGCCGTGCGCTGCACCGACCTGAATGGGCCACGGCGCGGCAGTTGGTGCGCACGTGCGCGACCTCGCCGAGCTTTCATCGTCCGGAACAGTGGATTGAGTATGGGCGGGCACTCAAAGCGAATGCCGGGCAAGCTCAGAACGTCTTCCGCCACGTCAAAGTGGTTCATCAGCTCAAGGCGGCACACCCGGAACTCTCCAATCCTGAAGCACATCTCCTGGCAGAGCTCGGCTATCAAGGCTTCGCGACTCGAAAGCATCCGGATCGGCGTGTTGTGCGGCGGCGCATCGTGAAAAGGCGGATTGATGGCTAGCTTCTCGAACATCGACATCGAAGAAAGCGCCACCGTCACGAAAAGCGTTGGCTCGGTCACGATTGCCCGCGGCTCGACGAACGAGGAGCAAGAAATCCTCTGCTTGGGCGATCCGGATACCTCGAACGCAATTGCGGCGATCACGAATGCGGCGCCAGCCTCAACGCGCTGGGGCCTGAATGTCCGCATCGTCGGCGGGCCATCATCGGTTGCAGATCTCGCGGTGCGGGCGGTTCTGTCTTCGACGGCAGCGGATAACCCCGTCAACGTCTCAAGCATGGCAGGGCAAGTTAGTGTCGGCGAGTACTCCACCGCGGTACCGGCGGTCGGCTCGACGGGGCTTGTCGTCCGTCTCGCATCTACGGGCGTGCGGGTTATCAATTCCAGCGCTGCGGACCTGCTCGCGAATGTCTCGTCAGTGGCTGGACGGGTTCTGGCTGACCAGAACTCCACCGTCTGGGCGGTTCAAGTCGATGGCCGAGTCAGGGCGCAGAACTCCACTATCGGAGACCTGCTAGCAAGTGTCCAGCAGAACTCGACGGTGTGGGCGGTCCAAGTAGACGGCCGCGTGCGTGCCCAAAACAGCACGATCGGCGACCTGTTGGCCTCGGTGCAGCAGAACAGCACCGTCTGGCAGGTCCAAGCCAAGATTCAGGATTCCTCGGGCGTCTCGCCCTCAATCGTCAACAGCGCGCCATCGACGTCCATGCAGGGCCTGGTTGTTCGTGAGGTCGTCGGCGGGATGAACTCGACGACGGTCACGATTACGTCGACGCACAGCACGGCACTCTACAGCCTTATTTCCTCTGTCGCTGGCGCGCAGCAGAAAGTGACCGCGTATTTCATCGGGTCGACCCATACGAACCCGTCGACGCTCGTCTTCATGTCGAGCAACGTGATTGACCGCTGGGGCGTGAATTTCGGATCTGGATCCTCTGGCGTGACAGGCGCGAATCTCGCCGTTGGCGCGCCGGCATGGCTGTTCAACACCGATGCCGCCAATGCGCTGAATTGTCGGATCGAAGGCGGATCGTCCGTGACAGCCACTGTTGTGGCGCGTGTATCGATTAGCTGGTTCTCAGAGGCGTAGACGATGGCTTTTGGCAACGCCTTATCCAGTACGCTGACATCAAGCGCGACGAATCCGAGTTTTACACATAGCCCGGCGCATATACCGAAGATCGCGATGGTCACCTGCGTCAACAATATCGTGGCGTCAAGCGGTGTTCCAACAGCCATCACGTATGGCGGGAACGCGCTGTCGAGGCTGTCCGTGTCGGTCGATACCGCTGGTGAGCCTGGCGCGGCCTCTATCTGGGCTCGCACATCGACACAAGGCGCGTTCTCGTCCGGGGCCGCCACAGTCGCGGTGACGAAGGCCTCCACGGATATGTTTCAGTACGTCTGCATGACCGTGACGGCTGACGGCAACATTACCGTAGCCTCGACGCATCGCGGAGTAGAAGACGCAAACAGCTCCGCCTCGCAACTAAGCATTGCGAAGGCCGGGGCTCTGCGCTGGGCGTTCGGGTGCAAGTTCTCTGGCATTGGCGCTCCCACAGAAAGCACCGTCATTGCTGGTCAGGTCAAGGTCGCCGTGCTCGACTTCGGGGCGCAATGCGCGGAAACCACCATGGAATCCACTGCCGGGACAGCTGATATCACATTTGGCTCGGCCCAGACGGCGGATGACTGGGCGCTAGTGGCGATTGCCATCCAAGAAGAGGCTGTGGGCGGCGGTGGCGGATCGATGCATCGCCCGTGGCGCATGGGCGTGTTAGGCGTGAATTAGCATGGCAACTGTTCGCGAAGTCTTAACGCTGCGCATCCAGTCTCTTCGAGATCGCAAGCAGCACTTGCTCGCCGAAGTCACCGCGATTCAGGCTCGGATTGATGCGCTGGTTGCCGAGCGCGATGCGTTGACGCTGACCGAGGAAGACAAGTTTGCCCGATTTCAGAGCCTCGACATTATCCAGACACAAGCCTGATGGCACAATTCTCTGATCTTTACGTCAGTCGGCTGGATGAAGAACTCGGAACAGATGATTCAACGAGGTTATTCCTCACGGCTCGGCGCAAGCACCAGATCAATGAGGGGATCCGGCAATTTGCTGACCTCACCGAGTGTTTCGTCAAGGAATCCTCAATTACCTGCTCGAATGGAACAGCCGAATACGACCTGCTGTCCACGGTCAACACCACCGCGGCAGACTTTCTTCGTCTCAGTCAGCAACTCCCTGAGTATAGGCTGAAGTCAAGCGGGTCGAGCGGCAGCACGCAGTATATCGGCGGGCAGGATTTTCCGCGCACCACGGTGCAGTGGCTGGATCAATACGAGCCCGGCTGGAGAAATTCCACCGGCGGCACGCCGCAGTGCTGGTACGAGCGGGTGCAAGGCGGGAAGCGCCTGATTGGGATGTGGCCGCCTCCGAAAATTACATCCAGCCAGACCGGGACGCTCCGTGTGCCGTATGTGGCGCGGCCATCATCGCTGACGAGCGATACCGATGTGGCCTTCAAGGATTCGTCCTTGACCACGCGGAATGACCTCGAGCCGTATCACGAAGCCTTCGCGCACTATGCCGCATATCGGCTGGAGAAGTTGCGCGTCAATACAGAGGCGAGCAATGCCCAGTTCCAAACGTTCATGGGCTATGTCCAGCGGTTCCTCTCGGCCTTGAGGCCAAGGGGCGGCTCGCAAGTGAAGCCAGCGCGGAGTTATTTCGGCCAGGCGCGGAGCCGTGGTGGATGGGGCGGAAGCCTGCGCCCATGGAGAACAGATCTCTGGGGAGACAGATGATGATTGGTATCAGGTATGTTTGTGGCCACACCGCCACAATTAGCGAAACAGTGAATGCCTCGCCGGTCTGCGCATGTGGCGAACGGCGCATCGCGATGGTGGATCCGCGCCGGATGCCGCGCTTTACCGGGACTGTCACAGGGCCCGTGAGCGAGTACCAGGCGCTCGAACCAGGCACAGCCAACCTGGCGCCGGGCGGGCCGCTCAAGTTGAAGGATAGAGGTAACTGACATGGCTGGTGATTATGGATACGGGCTGAGCTTCCAGCCCGGAATGGTTCAGAACGGTAATGGTCCCGGCGGCCAGTCGCGCGGGCGCGTGCAGGAGCCGGTGCAGATCCTAAGCACGCGGTTACCCAAGATATTCGGAGCCGGGGCGATTGCGCCGGGTGTATTGCTGAATGCCCCTGGCGGGATGGGTGCGCCGGCCGCGCACGGCAATGTGGTAGCTCAGGCCTTGGCGCAGTTGGCCGGGTTGCCGCCGAGTATGGCGCCACCGCCAAGCATGGCTCCGGCTGGGGACTTTTGGCCTGGACCTGTGACGCCGCCCATGCCTGCGCCTGGGCCGGGGCCGCAGCCGCCGATGAGGCAGCCGGAAGCCCCGGGCGGATACGGCGCCTGGATGAGGAACGAGCGCGACTTAAACAGGCCGCCAATGGCACCGCCGTTCCAGCCGCCGCCGATGGCATCGACACCGCCACCGATGCCTCCACCGCCGCGGATTATTCCAGGCATTGAGCCTACGCCGCCGCCGCAGCAGCAAGAGCCACAGTTTGACCAAGGCATCCAATCGCTCGCGGAAGCATTGTTCCGGCAGTTTCCGGGGCGTGGGTTCATGCGCGAGATGTAATGCCCAAAAACGTCAAGAGCCGGACGCCGAGCGCGAGTCGCAGATACCAGCTCATTGAGGTCGGAGACCTCACGGGCGGGCTCGATCTGCGCCGATCGCCGAGCCTCTTGGCTTCTGACCGGTCGCGCACGCTCAAGAACTTTGCCCTGACGAACCCTGGCGAGCTCGTGGTCCGTCCTGGCTATCGGCAATTCAGCACGACGAATCTCGGGAACTTCCGCATTCAGGGCGGACAGCGAATCTATCTCACCTCGACTACCGCCACGCGGTTGGCGTGGAATGGTGCTGTCTACAGCCTGACTGACGGTGGGGTGCTGGACTCAACAGCGGTCTATTCAACCATCTCCTCGACCAATCAGGTGTTCTTTCCGCATGACCGCGAGCTCGTGGCGGTGATGGACGGCGTCAATCGGCCCAGAAAGTCCACCGATGCTGTGACCTGGACGTTGATGGGTATCGAGGCCGGGTCATCGTCCTGTGTGTTGTCCTCAGTTGGCGGCGGCTCGCTCTCGTCGGCAGAATTCGAGGTTGCCGCGACGTTCAAGGACCGAGGGACCGGATTCGAGTCCAACGGGACGACGGGCTCCACGATTACGCTCGGCGCGACAGGCGCCATAGCCGTCACGGTGTCGAACTCCACTGATGCACAAGTGGAGGCGATTGTCCTGTACGCGAGAAACAAGACAGCCGGCGAGACGGTGCTCCGGAAAATCTCGAGCGCGGCCATGCAGGGCGGTGCTGGCGCGAATTCGACCTACACGATTACCAGTTCGAATTGGAGCGCGAACGCCGAGATTCCGACCAATCACAACGTCCCGGACGCGTTCAAATTTGCGGTGCCATGGAAGAACCGCTGGTGGGCGGCGCATCCTACAGTTGGCAACCGGATTCACTTCACAGAACTCTTTCTGAATCAGGCGTGGCCGATACTATTTTTCATTGACATTCCGTTTGAGCGCGGCGACTCGATCACGGCTTTGGTCCCGCAGGGAGACACGCTACTGGTATTCGGCCAGTCGAAAGTCTTCCTGATTATCGGGCAGACGTCGCTTGATTTCGAGGTCCGCCCGAGCGCGGGGGCGCAAGCGGGATGTCTTGGCCCCCGCGCAGCCATAGCAATTGAGAACGGTGTGATTCACGCGTCGGCCGAGGGTGTGTTTATCTTCGACGGGGCGACCGACAAGTATCTCGGCTTTGACATCGAAACCGGGTGGCGGGACTTGATCGGCAATACCGCAGCCTCGGATCTGTCAAATGTCGCTGTCGTCTATCACTTCACGCAGAAAGAGTTGCGCATTGCTGTCCCACGCCTCTATCCCACCGGAGTAGTCGGAGAGTGGATCCTCGATCTGAACCGCACGCGGGAACAAGAAGAGCCAGCCTGGACGAGCACAGACCGAACAATCGGCGGATACATCTTGTTCGCCGGCAACGAGGCCACGGTCGGGCAGCGCGGCTTCTTGCTCTCCTGGCACAACAGCACGCAAGGAACGGTCTGGACTGAATCAACCGGCACCACGGCGAATAGTTCCAACATGACGGCTGAGTATGAAGGTCCAGATTTCTCGATGGGCATCCATCGGGCACGATTGATCGACGTGCGCGGGGAATACGAGCCGCACGGTGGGGCGTTCTCGATTGAGCCGATCGTGGATGGAGTCTCGCAGGGCGTGCAGAGCGTGACCATCGGCAGCGGCCTCGCCGTGTACGGTACAGCAGTCTACGGCACGGGTGTCTATGCCGGGTCTGGGCGCCGCATGTTTCACGTGATGCAGCCACTCGGCGCCGAGGGCCGCACGCTGCGCCTGAAGCAGACCTATGTCGGACAGGAAGCCTTTCGCATGTTCAGTTATCAGATGTCGTTCGTGCCTGAGTCGATGCCGAGAGGATTTTCGGAGTAGCGATGCCAAGTTTCCCCGACTCTATATTTGCCTCAGC